GGTGGGACAAACCGAATTATCAGTAAAAAATTTATGTTCCTTTACAATTGAAGAAATCTTCTGTGAGAGTTTTCCTTTTAGGGTTCCAAACTGACGAAGACGATCAGAAGATCCCTCATATTGTTTAATCTCTTCTCTTTTGAGTTCAACAACCTCATCGGAGTTATTGTTCTCATCAATCTTTTCTTCCACCTCTTTCAGAAGTTTAGAGATTCGATTTCTTTTCTGTTTGATCTGAAAGTTGCTATCATTCTCAATCTCATCGATAAAACGTTTCTGCATTTCAACCTTATCAATGAGAGATTCCTTTCTCAGATTCAGTGTCTTAATCTCCTCCCTGATGGTTCTAATCTTCTCTTTGATAAGAGAGTTCATTGAGGAGAAGATCTTGATGTCCAGAAGGTCCTCAACCACCTCTCTGCGGGAATTGGTGGGGAGTTGCATGAAGGGGATAAAGGTGGATGAACCCAAAATAATTATTTGAGAGAATGATTTGTGATTCATCTTCAGAACATTCTGTTCCAACCACTTCTGTTGATCAATGACAGAAGCGCTTTGATCCAGTTCTTCACCATCTCTATGAATCTTGAAAAGATTGGGTTTGATGCCTCTCTCAATCTTCCACTCTGTTTTATTGATGGTGAACTCAATTTCCACCAAAGTTCCTTTCTCATTCACAGAGTTGATGAGTTGATTCTTCGTGATTTTTCTAAACGCCTTGCCATACAAAACAAAAGATAGCGCATCAAGGATTGTTGATTTGCCAGATCCATTTGCACCAATAATCAAAGTGGTGTTTGTTTTATTCAGTTGAACTTCTGTAAACTGATTACCAGTCGAAAGAAAATTTCTCCATCTAATCTTTTCAAAGCAAATCATTTTCGCAACTCATACAAAATCACTCTGGCCATCAGGGGGTATTACAACATCTTGAGGAGTGATGATTGTGTACTTGTGTCCGTGTTTTTCACAAGCCTCAATCATAATCTCTTCATCAACTTTCATTGGAACCATTTCAGGATAATCCTGTGCATCGAGATGTTGTACAAATCGATCCGCATCTTCCTGTTCTTCAAAGATAAAAAGCACTTCCTCACCTTCTCTGTCGACAACAGAGTAAGCTCCTTCTGTTTCATGTCCTTTGATGGTGAGGATGTACATTAAATCGCTTCGCAGGCCTCCTGATAGATTTCACGAATCAATTTCTGAATTACTGGTTTATCCAACTCAGTATCAGATTCTTCAATATAACGATTCAGAATACTCAGAGTATCTTCTGATTCTTCTGCTTCAAATTCCTCAGATTCCATCAGTTGGAAGTTCTCAATGACCTTAAGTTCTGCCACTCCAACGGAGTAAAGTTTGTCAATGAACTTCTCGAACTTAATGTTATCTGACTTTTTACGAACGATCACTTTCACAATCTTATTTTCCAGTTCTCTGGCATCAAAGAGTTGATGGTCTGTGTCTTCGTAATAAACATTATAAAACATTCTGAAGGGATTGTTCACATAATCCCATTCCAAAGTGTCTGTCTCAAGAATTACAAATCCTCTTCGGTCGGCCACATCATTCCAGAACATTTCGTAGGGATTGCCGATATAGAAGACTCTAGAATCATTCGATCGAGTGTGGTAGTGGCCGCTGAAGACCAACGAGAAGTTCTTAAAGATGTTGCTGTCCATACCATCTTCCATGACGCAACCTCGATGAGGCATAAATCCTCTGCACTCAAGGTGCCCCACCGACATCTTGCAAGTTGAATCTTGAATGGTCTGGAGAGTAACTTTGCGATTTTCTTCATTGATCCACGGAATAAAAAGAATTGGCAGATTTCCAATTGGAACTTCTGTTGCCTCTGTGTACACACTTATATTGTGGTACTCATTCAAAAGTAAGTCAACAGATGTAACTGCGTTTGTGTTCTTATAATAAGAATCATGATTGCCAGAAACAATGTGAGTGTCAATGTTTCTTTCTTTGAGAGGTTCAAACACAACTCTCTTTGCCCATGTCAGTGCAGCAAAATCAATTCCTTTGCGACTGTCAAAGACATCACCCATGTGAATCACAGTGTCAATCCCATGCTCATCTAATGCTGGAAAGAAAATCTCATTGTAAAACTTCTCAAAATAATCATGAAAGAGTTTAGAGCCTTTTCTGCAACCGTAGTGGGTATCGGTCAAAATTGCAACCTTCATTTCCTTAACTTGGAATGAACATTGTCTTTAATTTGGTTGTAATCACTCCAATTTGATGCATCTAACTCATTAGCATCAAACACTTCATCAAAATCAGTTCTTTCTAAAATCTTGTTCTTAATCTCCAGTTGCTTCTTCTCCATGGAGATTCTCCTTAGGAAAGCAAAATAAATGATTTGTGTGAAATAAGCAAATGGATTCTTTGACTTCTCTGGGTTAAAATTGAGAATGTAACGCACACAATTCTCAATCCCATCGCAAATCATGTCTTCCTTAAACATGTAATTCACAAAGTTTGGGCGATAAGAAAGGCGTGTTGCCATCTTCAAAAAACATTCACCAATGTAATGGGGAATCTGAGGCCTCTCTTTCCATTCTTTTAATTGATCTAAATCAACTCCAGCCTCAGTGGCCGCTCTCTTCACCTCAGCAATGTAATTCTCCAGTGCTTCCAGGAATTCCTGATTATTAACATAATGCTCTGGTGGTTTCTTTGATTTCGCCATTACTGAGTAAGTCTTACTAAAAGTCATATGAAACTTCACTTACTGAAGTTATGTTATCAGTAAATGTAAAGATTGTCAAGCGCTTGCCAAACTCTCTTGGGAATGTTACACTCATCCTTGTTACAGTTTCAGAATTAAAGCTCTAGAGCTTATATAGCTTCTCTAAGGCTTTCTTGGCATCCTTAATGTTTCCTAGGTAGCCCATCTTAGAGTCAAGCTTAGAATAATTATCTCGATTAGATTTCTTAATGTACTCGTCGTAATAAAGCACCATCTCAATGTCTGATGATTCACTCATTGTCATGACATTATCGAGATCAATAACAAATAGATCATCTGATGTAGTTTTCAACCAGGGTTCCATCTTATATCCAGCTGGCCTACCTCTAATGATGATTTCTTCGACAACAATAGGAAAGTGAAGAAGAAGTTTATTATTGTGTTCTTCTTCTAAAGCAGACACTTTAGAGAAGATCTCTTCTCCTGTTTTAAGTTTAATAGTAGCATAGAATTCATCAGTCATATGTTTCTCCTAATCTTTAAGATCAACTGATGTAATCTCATAATTGAAACTTTCAGAGACGTAGATCTTAACTCGTTCTATAAAATGATTAAGAGTGAAGTTCTTACGACCTCTGAATGTAATATCATCAGAGATGTCATATAGTTTTGCTTTGATCTTATCTTTGCCTTTCCTTAGCACTCTACCGATACTCTGGAGGTTTCTAATGCGCGACTTGTTTGGGGAAGCGAAGATAAGATTGTGAAGTTTCTTAATGTTAATTCCCGTGCTGAAGCACCCATAAGAAGCGACAATGATTGCGTCATCTTCTCTTTCAGTAATACTTCGAACCTGTTCTCGGTCCTCAGTACCAACACCACCATGAATAAAGAAGACCTTACGACCTTCTCTTACTTTACTATTTATGAGATCGTAAATGATTGCCCCATGTGTTTCCACTCTGGTGTAAAGCACTAAAGTATTGCCATCACAATCACAAGCAAGATTACTGATAAAACGATTTCTGGAATCATGACTAATCAGATACTTGATTTCATCCTCATAAGTCTCAAACTTACGAGGTGTGTGTTTGAGAACTAAACACCGAATGTCCAACAGAGCCAAGTGTCCTTGTTCTTGTAACTTAGCTGTCTGTGTAACCTTATAAGAAGGACCAAACAACCCCTCTAACACCCATTTATGGGTTTGTGTGCCATCTAATGTTCCTGTAAACCCATAACGAAACTTGGCGTCATGTAACTTCTCCATGATGCCAATGAGAGACTTACTCTTGAACTGATGTGCTTCATCTCCAATGATGACATCATAAGCGTCAAAGAATGTTTTATCCAGTTGATAAACAGACTGCCAAGTGGTGATGGTCACCTCATTGGTGTTAACTCTCTCACGTCCCGCATAAATGCGATGACAATGGTTTTCAACATCCCACCCATAAGATTTAAAGTCCTCAAACATCTGTTCCACCAGAGAGGTTGTAGGAACCACCAGGAGAACCTTTCTCTTACATCCCACATGAAACCTCACAACAGAGTAAATCATTAGAGATTTACCTGATGCCGTGGGGCTGAGAAGGAGTTTGCGGTTGTATCTCAGAGCATCATAAACAGCATCAATCTGATAATCTCTGGGTTTGATTTCAGAACCAATAATGGATGCCATATAATCCTTGACACCTTCTTTTGAAATCATCTCATTGACTTCAAAAGGAAGACCATAAAACTTATTATTTTTGAACTCATAAGTGTATCCTGCGTTCTCACAGAATGCCACTAACTTATCCAATAACCCAACGTAAAGACGTTTGGTTCTGAGGTCAAACAGATGTATTTCTCCATTCCAGTTTCTCTTACGAAACTGAGGCATGAAAGACTTTCCAGGCACTTCAAAGGTGAACCGATCTCTCAGTTCATATTGAATATGTGGATCCGCTGTAATCTTCAGATGAACTTCATTGATCTTCTCAATGACAACGTCCATAACATAAACTTCATCTGAAGTTATTTATTACATATCGTGAAACTTGTAATCGATGATCGCCCTATAAAGATCTGTCTTCAGATTATGTAGATGTTCCTGCTCAAAGGGGTGATTCTTTGGCGCACCTTCCCAATTTTCAATTCTTTTGCAGACACAATCATAAAGAAGATAAACATCTTCAATCGCAAAGTCGAGAATGTAGCTATCTTCTTTCATCCTAAGCCTGCCATAAAACGTTGGTAATCGATTGAGTTTTTGATTTGAAACCCTCTGTTGTGAATCATCTTCAGAATGTCTTCAAGGTACCTTAACATAACATCATAATACTCACACTTCAACGAAAGTCCTGAGAGTTTATCATCTGCGTCCAGATACTTTTCCATAACCGATTTATCCCGAATCTTTTTGGGGAACGGGTTTTCAACGTATACTTCTGGGTCTGCCTTTCCTGAGTAGTATTCGTATCTTTCGTGTCTAACATTCTTTCTCTGTTGTTCCGCTCGTTTCTTAAGAAGAATAATCGTGTTATAGAGATCAAAGTACTTCGCATGAAGAACTGGAATATTTAGAGATTCCATGTGGAGATTATCTGGATCAATTTTTGAATCCTTCAACCACATTTCCTGAATGGTTTCAAGGTTGTGTACCGGAGTTCCTTTGGATTTGTCCACAACAATCAATAGGTCCAATGTTATAAACAGTATACTTGAATCTTACCTCTGCTGTAAAGTATTCCAAGTCCTGTAGTGTAGCGTCAAAGTCTAAAGTTGAAATACTGTAAGGAAACAGATTCTGAAAAACACAAACCAATTTGGGTCTGTTGTTGGAATCCAGAATTGTCAATGAACCATCAGAATAAAGATTCAATTGTTGGCGGTTACCAATTGACGCATAATCATAACCACCAGGTGCTTTCTGTAACTGCCAATCATAAATTTGATCAAGAGTTTCAGGAAATCCAATTCCACGAATCCAGTTCTGAATCTCTAAGTAGTTCTCAAGATTTTCATCAACCAGAAATCTCAATGTGAGATCCTCAAATTCAATCATTGTTCCCGGCAGGGGAATGTTTCTCAAATAATTCGGTTGAGTTGCAACATCAAAATTCAATGATGGAATGTTAATGGAATTTCCAAAGAATGAAATCTTTGGAGCTCTTGTAACTTGAAAACGAAAACCAGTCGGTGCAAGAAAGTTTCTGTTTTCAATCTGTCCAGGAATGGCCTTTCTTACAGACATGGTGTAATGGCATGCAGGAGGTTTAGTTATTTATTAGGATTATGCGATGCCAGCATCACTTAGACGCTGCTCAAGGGTTTCGATGCGTTCCATTGCTTCCTGCAGAGCCTTCACTGCCTTCATGTAGAGCACTGAATAGTTGACGCTCTTGGTAACAGTGCCAAGGTCGTTGCCGTCTTCGTCGCGGTCAGGGGATTCGCTGACGAGACCAGGGGAGACGAGTTCAACTTCTTGGGCGATCAGACCGATCTGGGTGTGGGTCTGACCTTCTTTGAAGTTGTAGTTGACAACTCGGAGATCCTTCAGGTCATTCCACTGGGAGGTGGCGTCAACGATGTTCTCCTTCAGTTTGATGTCGGAGATGGCGCCATAGGAGTTGTTAGTGTTTTCAACGTTGCCGTTGCTGCGAATAACAAAGCAATCAGTACCATTGTCAATGGACCCGCTAGAACTGTGTTTACCAACAAACAAAGTGTCTGTAGCGCCTGCTGCTTTTGTGGTAGCAAAAACATTTGCTGCGCCATCAGTGCTTACCATCGATAAGCGACCTTTAGGTGAAATTCTTAATCGTTCCGTCGGACTGCTCGCTCCGTCGGCGGTGACAGAGAATACGAGGCGGCCTGGCATGTCGGATGAACCCGGAGTTCCATCTACTTGGGCGAGTATTTGCGCTCCAGCCCTAGCAACAGTCCCGTCCGTACCCTCAAAACTAATTAGCCCGAGATTATCTCCACTATTGACAACAGTATGCGAGCCTGCTGTGGTGCCTCTTGATTTAATAAAACACAAAAACGAACCATCAGTGCTATTAGTATTGCTTGCAAGAATTTGATTAAAATAAGTAGAAGGAGCTTCAAATACAACTTGGTTGTTACCCCCAATAGATGCGGCACGCACACTAGACGTCCCCACCAACAGCCTGCCGGAGCTGTCGATTACAACTCGATCACTGCTGTTAGAAATAAACTTAAATTGGTTTGATCCAGTAAGTTCAAAGATGCCTGAACCGGTTGAATTGCCAACATAAAAATTGTTGCCTGCTGTCGTATTCTGAATTTGCAAGTAGGAAGTACCTGCTGCCGATAAATGCAATAAATTATTAGGACTCGCCGTGCCAATCCCGACGTTGCCTGAGGAGTCAAAAGTTACTTTTGTTGAAGCGCTGGTTCGAGCATCGGTTTGTGTCTGGAAAAGTAGATCTCCTGATTCAAGACGAATCTGATAGTTTTGGTCCGTAGTATCTGTTTCGTTAAAAAGAAATGTTGGCGAAGGGGAGACCACTTCCAAGCCCATCGAGCCTGCGTCATTGATAACAACAACACCGCCATTGGCATCACCTGTACCTGTTACGTCAAGTTCGCCGTCAGGATCACTAGTCCCCAGGCCCAGTTTCCCGTCCGATGTGATGCGGAGGCGTTCGGTTCCACTAGAGCCAGTGTGGAAGGTCAAGTTATCGTTATTTAC